TTTCAATGCTGGCGCCCTATCCGAGACTTCTGGCCGCTTAAGACTGATTTGATACGCAAGCCCCGAGACCAGGCAAGGCAGATATCTGGATGGAACATCCATATTATTGGACGCCGGTGACCCCGAGTCCTCGACACGTTCCATGTAGTAATAGCCAAGTGTGTAGGTTTCAGCACTATCCGGCACCGGCCATAGATTCACTGAAATGGCTGACGGATCTTTTTCCAGCCAATATTGCAGCGGCTTAGCTTGATTGAGCTTATTAGACAAGTGCGCATACTGACTGATTGAAACCCGTGTCAACACTTGGTCAAACTGCTTGCTCGTATCACCCGAGTCAGTCCGAATGTAGGCTTCGATAATATCGACGATCTCACCCGATAAAGCATAGCGGGCTGTCCCCGCAGTAATTGAGGTCGTGCCTTCCTGTATCGTCCACAGATTCAGGCCACGGTTCTGCCACTCAAGCATTAACAGGTCAATACTTCTTCTGGCTGTGCGAAAATCATAGCCAGTGCGCAGCTCTAGCCCTGCCAGCTCAAACGACTCCTCGATCATATCCGCCAGATCGAGAGTAAACGCATACGTCCCGCTGGTCGCCATTAACGCTTCCTAGATGGTTTTTTCTTAGCTTTAGCTTTCTTCGGCGCAGGCTTACTAACCTGCTTCTTCGGCGCTGGCTTGCTCGCCTGCTTTTTCTTCGCTGCTGGCTTAACCGCTGGCTTAGCTACTGGCTTAGCTACTGGCTTGACCGCAGGCTTCTCCACGGGCTTTGCTTTGGGCGGCTTTGGCTGCATTTCAGCCAATCGCGCTTCAGCTTCCTTTTTGCTCATGCCATCGAAAACAACAACATCGTACCCGCCTTCTGCGTTTTTCTTACCAATTTGGTATACAGGCTCTCCTGCATTGTCAGGGTGAAGCGAAGTACCATTCTGAAAAATCTCAAGATCGCTCATTGCCATCTCCTACGAGTAGTGCTTCACCATCTTTAAAACCACCGTGTAAGCATCGCCATTACTATGCCCGACCGTGGTAAACATAATATCGCCCGTAACACCGGACCCGGCATTATTGTTGAGACCGCTGAACTCACTCATATCGAGCGTATCTGAATAGTCCGCCGGTAAATGCAAAGCCAGCACATCGGTAGTGGCATCCCAAAGCAACTTCACACTCATGCCCAGGGTTGAAAACCACACCGACTGAATAGCCACGGTGCTGCAAGCACTGCCAGTAACAGGGTCTGACTGAAGCGCCGAGACATCCACTTTTTTAACCGCAGCTTCACCAGTGCCATCACTGACATTGGTAAAACTCATCACCACATGTCGAGCACCGTCCTGAATTGTTTGGCTCGTAACAGCATCAGCCATTGTCTTTCTCCTGTCTGAATAATTGGATGGGGCCGAAGCCCCACCCAGGATTAATCAACTATTAGCTGTCAGTGAATGGAGTGGCTAATGTGCCGTCTCCCATCAGGAACGCTTCAACAAACCACGTTGTCGTATTGACTCCCGTAAGCGTAATAAAGCCTCCCGTCAGCCAGCCCTGCTCTACTGCGCCCAGATCAATCACATCGTTAGATGATGCCGGGTGAAAGTTATCAGTCTCACCAATCTCACCCGTGTCGAACAAGAACGCCGTACCTAAAAACCCGTCGGTCCCATCCGTCGTCGCTGTTTTGATTTGACCAGCCCCGGTAAAGGTGGTCTCAACGAGGAATTTATAAATAATTCCTGCTGCTGGAGTAGGCAACGTGACGACTATGCCCGCAGCTCGGTTGAAACCAAAAACGGTTCCAGTGTCGGCTGATGTCAGTGTCTTTGTTGCTGCTGTGATCGACTCATAATCGGAGAGGATATTAGCCGCTCCGGTGAGCTTTAACGTACCTGATCCAGACACGTTGCCGCTTGAGTCTACGTCAAAATTGTTTGTCGTTGCGCCCGTACCGGCAGTTTTGGTTATTTGCTCAAAACCGCCTTCAGACCTAACCGGGCCATTAAAAGTAGTGTTAGCCATTGCTTTCTCCTGTCTTGGCTAGTGTCTGCCGCGCCATGCGACAGTCAGGAAAAAAAGAGCGGTAACTTACAAGCTATATCATATCAAGCAAGCACCGCTCTCCATGTACCAGTCACTTACGCTCCTGGCGATCCATACATCCCCAGCGGGTCAGAGACACCGAACGAATAACGCTCACGCGCTTTGTAGCGCACGTTACCAGTATCGAAGTCACCGTCCATCGAGGTCTCCAACGCAGTACGCTCAAAATGACGCATACCATTGGGCACATCAGTAACGATGAACCAAGCATCCGAGTCAGTCAGATAATGATTGACCGAATAGCCTTCAGGTACTGCACCCATTGAACGAACTGCATTGATGTCGTTGTCAGCCGTCGCGGTTCTTTGATCAGACTCAAGAAGGCGCGTAGCTGTAAACATCAAGGCCGGTGGCACCAACAGCCGTCTTGGACGGGCCGCAATAAGAAGTCCGCGCTCATCGGTGACAGCAGCAATCGTTACGATGCCAGCCTCCAGTGAGGTTTCGTTCAAATCAGCCGCCGTTGACGGACGGTTGTCATTTGTACCACCGCTGACGAGCGGATGCCCGCCACCGCCGGTTACACCATCACCGGACGCGGTGAAGAAGTTGACTCCATCACCTGTCTGATAACTGTTGGTGAAACCATTGTTGAGCGGATTAACAGCCTTGACCTGCTTCGTGTACGACATCGCACGAGCGAGTGCTTTGGTGTAGCGAGCAGAAAGAGAGTCATAGAGGTTATCCTCCATAGCTTCTTCCGTGATCGCGAATCCCATCGCAATCGTTTCATGGTTGTACCTAGCGGTGAAGGCTTCCTGTGCAGAATCGTAGGAAATTGCATTTCCCTCGTCCTTAACAGGAGCAGCATCAAAACCACTCAGCTTTACCTCTTCTTCAAAAGAACGCTCAGATGAGTCCGTGTCATAAATCACGGTATGTTCATCAGAGTATTTCTCGTACTCCAGGCCAAAAAGGGCATTTAGCCCCGGCAGGAGTTCTTTCAGCATTTGTGCTCGTGAAATAGCCATGCTAAGCCCTCCTTATATGCCTGTAGTGTTAGTTAACTGATGCCCCGCATTAAAGCGGAAAATACCATCAGTGTAGGTATCACCAACCGAACTTGAAGGGCCGTCATAAAAATCAACGAGCCTTATAGGGAACGTGTTAGTGGTCGCGACTGTAGACGCATCACAGGCGTTCTTGCTTCGACCAATCGTGGTGGAACCCGCTGTCTGAATGACAGAAAAGTTCGCGCCAAGCCCGGTCTGAGCAATAGTGGCGTCACCCTGCATCCTGAACAGAACATCAGGATCAATCAAAACATAACCCGCCGCATCTGACGCTGATGTAGAAGCAGGCCAGGTTTGGTTAAAGGTCATTTGATTGGAATTAGGGTCTGTGTACTTACAGCCCATAAAAATACCTATAGAGGTTAGTGCAGAGGTTCCAGTATCCAATTCAATTGTTCCCGCCGTAACCAGCTTCACAAAATCCCCATAGAAGATTGCGGTGCCATACGCTGAGGCTATCTTGATGTGTACAACTTTTCCCGTAAAGGAGCCGCTGGACGAACAAGTGCCTACAGGTTCCGCACCATTTGGAGTTGCGCTTGTAGCCATTGAATTTCTCCTAATGCTACTTGTTAAGTTTAAAAGGCGTTAGCCTTTCCCAAAGGTAGTGCGCGTACTTTTCTCCGGTCTCAACAAAGGCATACGCGGGTCATTCTCTCTCATATAGTTACTGTCCACAGATTCCATTTGTCTTTGTGCCACTTCCTCAAAGTGCTTCGTGCGGGCGCGCATTTTTTCTTCTGGCGCCTTACACAAAAGTAACCCGCCCTGCTCAATGTTCCCTTCAAACTGGGAATTGATATCAGACGGAATTTTCAGTTCACGATGCTCTTCCCTCGTTACGGGAACCCATCCTTCTCTGAATTTTCTGGATACATTGGTATTATCAGACTGGCCCAGTGTACTGGTTCTGATCCATCTGAATACCCAACCATCCTGCGGGTCAGGAGTCGGTAACACAGAAGACGGAACCCAAGAGTCATCCTCCCGGACAATATCTTCACGAGTGTCATGAGACCTATCGGTGCGCTCATCCATTTGCCATCTCCTTTGCAAGTTGTCTGGCATACTGGTCATTTGTTAACCCCAGCCTCTTGGCGAGGGAGACTTGGGTGGACGATAACCGCACTTTGCGCGGCCTTGCGCCATTATTCCTTGCGGAAGGCGCAACGACCGACGTTGCCGAAGCTCTCCTGGTCGTCGCGGTCGCGGGTTGTCCAGTTCCGCCTTCATCCGACCAAGAGTAATTGGGAAACTGATTACGCATTCCCGTATTAATAAAATCATAGTATTCATCTGATGTCGCATCCATGTGATGATCTTGCAGCGCCTGCTCATGCAAACCATAAGCCGTTGCGCTCATTAGCTTTTCTTTTGGATCACCAAACCACGGATTTTCCTCAGCCCATGCGACTTGCCTTTCATCCAGCTGCGCAGGCTGCTGGGCAGCTGCCTGCTGTTGCTGATAAGCAGCTTGCTGTTGTTGCTGCTGATAAGCAGCTTGCTGTTGCTGTTGCTGATAAGCAGCTTGCTGTTGCGCCACCTGATTTGGATCGGGCAGGCTGCGCTCATATTGCTCAGCTTCATGAAGCTCAGCTTGCGCCCTG